GGACTCGACATTGCCTACGGCATTACTAAAAAAAGTGATGAGATTAATGAAAAAGGTAAAAATGTAACTAAGTCTTTTACAATAACAAAGACACCTATAGAAAGTCTTTGGCAAGATCACCTTGATGGAAAAGATCCAGGTCTTGGCATAATTCCAATTAATAAAGAAAATAAATGTAAATGGGGATGTATAGATGTTGATAAATACCCTGTAAATCATAAAGAATTTATTGATATTTTGAAAAGAAAAAATATTAAAGCAATCGTATTTCGTTCTAAATCTGGTGGGGCACATATTTTTATGTTTACAAAAACTTTTGTTCCAGCGATAGTTATGAGAGCAAAATTAAAGATGATTGCTTCTGCAATCGGTCATGCGAGAGCAGAAATATATCCCAAACAAGATTATATTAATATAGCAAGAGGAGACACAGGTAGTTTTTTAAACCTTCCTTACCATAATTCTGAAAAATCTGTGAGGTATGCGTTCAATTCTCAGGGTTTTAAAATGTCTTTACAAGAATTTTTTTATTACCATGAAGCCATGTCTATGACGGAAGAAGAGTTAACTAATTTTGTAATTTCTAATGAAAAAGAAAATATTGATTTTTTTAAAGGTATGTCACCATGTTTAGTTACACTTTTAAGTGATGGTGTACCAAACGGGCAAAGAAACAATTGTATGTACAATGTAGGTGTTTATCTTAAAAAACGCTATCCAGCAAATGATGAGTGGCAAGGTCATATGCATATATATGACAAAGAGTTTATGAAACCTCCATTAGGTGCTAATGAAATTAATGTATTAAAAAAATCTTTAAATAGTAAAGACTATCGCTACAAATGTAAAGATGAGCCTATATGTAGTTTTTGTGATGCGAAAAAATGTGCAACAAAAGAATTTGGTATAGGAGAAGATGGTCCAACACCAGAAATTACAGAAATTAGAAAATATGAATCAGATCCACCTATTTGGTTTGTTTCTTTAGATGGACCCACAGTAGAAGTCGATGGTGCAACACTGCATGATGCTGAAAAATTTTCAGTGGCATGTATGGAACAGATTGGAAAACCTTTAATGCCTATTCCAAAACATGCATGGAGAAAAGCATTAATAAAATTAACTGCTAAAGCTACATCAGTACCAGCTCCAGAATCTTCTAAAATCAGAGTTCAACTTACAGATATTTTAGCAGATTATATAAACAGAACTCCAGGTAGAGACAAAGACGATATTTTAAGAGGTGTTGCTTTTACAGATAAAAGCGGAACTACAATGTTTAAGTTTTCAAACTTTTGGAAATATTTATTAAGAACTAAATCTTGGGCCGACAAGACTTACCCAAAACAAAAAACTATGAGAATGTTACAAGAATTATTTGGTGCAAAAGAAGTTAGCCCAAAAATAGATGGTAAAACACATAGAGTATTAGAGATGCCTCATGTTAAGCTAGATAAACCTAATATAAAAAAATATGAAATGGAGAAAGAACCATGGCAGTAATTAGAAAAAAAATAATGGGACCACCAGGTACAGGTAAAACCCATAGATTAGTACACCATTATTTGAATGAAGAAATTAATAACTTACATACAAATCCACAGAGAATAGCTTACGTAACGTTTAGTAAGGCTGCAGCATTAGACGGTGCTAAAAAAATTCAAACTGTTTTTCCCGGAACAGAGCTTTTATATATTTCTACATTACATGGAATGGGAACAAAAGAATTGGGTATCAACACTAAAGAAAAATTATTAAAGGGTAAGAAATGGAAACAATTTAAAAATGTATATCCTGTTTATTCCGATATAAATTTTGATACTTTTATTAACGAATCTGGAGCCACTATACATCAAGATAAAAATCTGCAAGTAATAAATTTTGCACGAGCTAAATTGATTAGCTTAGAGGAAGCATGTTTAGCTTTAAATTATCATGAAGGTTCTGTGGATATATACCGTGTTCAGCAATTAGAACACGACATAGAATACTATAAAGAAAAGAATAACATGGTTGAGTTTGCTGACATGATTAAGTTATTTGTTGACAAAGAAAAACATCTTAATCTCGATGCAATCTTTCTTGACGAAGCCCAAGATCTAAACCCTTCACAATGGAGAATGTATTTTCACATTGAGGCTCAATGTAAAAGATCTTACATTGCGGGCGATGATGATCAAACAATTTATGATTTTCAAGGTGCAAGTTCTGATATTTTTATAGATTTACCTGGGGAAAGAGACGATCAAGAAAAATCTTATAGGGTTCCAAAAGCTGTCCATAGACAAGCACTAAAAATATTACCCAACATTTCTAAGCGAGTTGAAAAAAATTGGTACGCAAAAGATGAAGAAGGAGAATTTATAACAAACTGTCTTTTATCAAATTTAGATTTTACTAAAGGTGAATGGATGGTATTGGCAAAAACAAATAAATTATTAAAAGAATTTTCTGAATATTTCTACAGAACAGGTCTAAGAATATTTGGTAAAAGTAACAGTATTTTACCTAATAGCGTACTAGAGGCTTATCGATTTTGGATTAAACTAAATAACGGTGAGTTGATTGCAACAGAGAACGCTAAAAAAATATGGCAATATTTAAATTATAATAAGGGACATGTTAAGTACGGATTTTCTAGTGGTAAAACATTAATAGGTGACGAGATGGTTTCTTTAAACATTTTAAAAAAAGATCATGGGTTATTAATTGAGGGCGATTGGCAGCAACTTAGTTTTGAAGAAGACACCAAAAACTATATAAAAAGTATTTTAAAAAGTGGTGATGATTTATCAACAGATTCAAGAATAGAATTATCTACAATACATGGAGCAAAAGGTAGGGAAAGAGAAAACATTGTTTTGTGTATGGATTATGGAACAGAAACACAATCAGAAATGTTATCTCAAAAAGCATTGGACGAACCAGATACGACACATAGATTATTTTTTGTTGGTGTAACAAGAGCAATGCAAAGATTATATATTTTAGCTCCCCTAACATCACATTACTACACAATAGGAGAACCAATAGTATGATGGATTTAACAAGCGAAGCTATTTTATTATCAATGATGACATTTTATTTTGGAATCAAACTATATTTATATTTTATAATATGAGCGACGTATATAAAAAACAAATTGGTGGTGATCACTATCAATCGATGACTATTCAGCCATCAGAATTTATTAATAAAAATAATTTGCCTTTCGCCGAAGGCAACGCTATAAAATATTTGTGCAGACACAAACAGAAAGGACAAAAGAAAGATTTGGAAAAAGCAATTCATTATTGTCAGATGGCAATTGATAGAGACTATTCATGAGCAATGAAACAAAAGAATTAATAAAAGAAATGAAAGAATACCGGGATGGCATGGTAGTACGGAATCTTCCGTTTCAGTGGATTAGCGATATCATTACTAAATGGGAAATGAAAAAATTTGAAAAAGATACTTGTACCTGCGGCCGATCTCCAACTGGAGACTGTATTGGGTGGCATAAACTAACAGAAGAAAATTATAAAAAGTCATTGGCGCACTATAATAAACACACACCAGCAATTGATGGTGTGGGAGAATGAACAAAAAAATTATAAAAAAAAGAGTTGGCAATCCGACATGGATAAGAAATCCGGAGGAAGCTGAACAAGTTAGACAGATTCATAACCAATGGTGCAGAGATAATGGTTACGCAATAAGAGGGAAGTATGGTCGAAAAAAAGCCTAAAGTATATGTAGCAACACCGTGCTATGGCATGATGCAGGTAGAGACCTGTGTATCGCTGATCGATATGTTTAGTACGTTGGGTAAACATGGTGTCGAGTGTAAATTTAAATCGGTCAAGACGTCCCTTGTAACACATGGTAGAAACCTACTGACCTGTGGTTTTCTGAACTCAGGATTTGAGTACATGTTATTCGTTGATGCTGATGTAGAGTTTAAACCGGAAGCGATAATGAGAATGTTAGTGCCGAAGAAAGATATAATCTGTACGCCGTATAGAGTTAAGAATGAGCCAGAGATAAAGGAATATGCGGTTAAGTTTAAAGATTCAAAGGACATTAAGATATTACCCTGGGACATTGTAGAGATAGAGGAAGGACCAGCGGGGTGTATGTTGATACATCGAAAAGTATTTGAGAGACTAATGGAAAAGAGACCAGACCTTAAGATTAAGTTCAATGCTGCTACACGGATGAAGATGAATGACGAGATTGGAGCGGACACCGATGCAATCGATGAATATATGTACAACTTCTGGGATACGACGTTC